CATCTATATCTTTATAGATTTCGTCTAGCTGTTCACCAATATCACCATAAGCAGCTTTTCTTGTGCTTCTTACATTGTTATTGGCTTCTTCTGTATCTGCTGCTGATTCTTGTGCTGATAATTGTGCGTCAGTAGGTTGTGCAATATCTAAATTCCACTCCTTAATGTAAGCACCATTGCCATCACTATCGTCTTGCAACTTAACATCATTCATAAAATCTACTTCTGATACACCATTTGCATTACAGTACATTTTAATTTTAGTTGATAGATTTGCCATAGTTTGTCCTCCTTAATTTTATGTTATAATTTTAAATCCTTCAAAAGTATTGTAACTATCATCATTAGCAGTTCCAGATGTTCCACTATGATTATGACTAAAAAATATTTCTACATAATCGTCTGCATCTAAATCTATAATCCCAGATATACTTACTGTTTCATTATGAAAATTCGATACTTGATGATGTCTGCTTACAGCACCACCATTTTTATAAATAGAAAGTTTTAAACCAGTAATATCTTCTGTTTCTAAAAATCTAATATTTGCTTTGATAAAATATTTTCCAACTACTGTTGGAGTAAATCTTGATGTAGAGGTATCATATTTTCCATCACTATCAAAATTTTCTGCTGCGTAATTTACTTTGGTAGCTGTATTAGGAGATGCGTTAGTAGCAGCGTTTGATTTTGCACTAAAAGCTGGAGTATTAACACCACCAGCACCAGTTACAGTTCCTGTAAATGCAAAGTTATCTGCAAGGTTAATTGATTCTGATTGTATTTTATCTATTGCCATAATTTATCCTATGTAATTAATTTGTATCCTATCCACCAACATCTTGAAGTATTTGCTGGATTATCTTGATTAACATTAAAAGTTCCTCCATTATTTACATCTACTCTTGCATAAACTTTAACTGTATCTCCAGCAGATAAATCTAAAACTCCAGTATGAACTAATCCAGCTTGTGTATGTGCATTTTGTTGAGTATTGGTATAAATATTTTGTGCATCATTTATATAAAAATAAATTTCACAAGTATTTAATGACTGAGAACTATTTGTTTCTATATGCAAAGTAACATTAAAAAAATATTTTCCATCTTCTCCACTTGGAACTGTAAAAGTGCTAGAAGCAAAAGCGTTATCAGTATCAAAATTTTCTTGACCAAAAGTAATTTGAGTTAAAGTATTATCAGCAATATTAGATTGG